CACTCTTTAGACATAAGGAGTGGGGCTTATCACTGGCTTCGAGGGATACGCCCCTTCGCACATCTAAGTGCGAGAAGGCTCCCATTCGAGCAGTCCTGCGATGCCATGGAAATAACTCTCCATGAATCGCTGGTGCTGATCGAAGCAGTTCAGAGTAAGAAACGCTTTGCAGCGCTTGGTGCGCTGTATCCGCGTTTCGTGCCCACGATGAGTCAATGCATAGTTGATCTTGAGATCTTCCTGCATTCGAATCACTGTGGGCCTCTGAAGCAGCCCGTACTTCACCGTTCGAGATGCTTCTGGAGATTCTAGAAGTACCGAATGGTGCGCATGATCCCTGTAACCAGAGATCAATGCAAGATCTGGAGTCAGATAGCACATAAATGCCGTCTGCAACAGACGTACGGCTGAGACGTATTGTGAGTTCCGAGAGACCTTCCTGAATATATCCAGGTTGGAAAGCTCGGAGCAAAAATCCGTCCAGGTTGCTGGGTGTATCCGCTTCCTTGCGACTTCTCGTTCGCAATCCTCTAACACGGTATCCATGTATCTTGCTGTCGTAGGACAATCCGTCACTACGTACAAACGAGATGTAATGGAGCACCCCAATGGGGTAACGTGATTGAGGTATACGAGCTTTGATTCGTAAGGAAACCTCGTCTCTGAGATATTGGCATGCATGCCATAATCCTTTCATGTAAAATGTATTGGATAGGGCAACGTATGCCACCTTGAGAGACGAAGCACGGAGAGTGCCTGTATCGTCCCAATGGCGAACATACGCTGGAGTCACATCGACTCCATTGTAGTAGTCGCCACCACAAGACTCCCGAAAGAGTCCTGTAAGGAACGATTTGTCACGATTGACTCTTAGACCAAAATCTTCGAGTCGTTCAATGACTACAGGAGCCACCGAACTATTTACGATAATATCATCACCGTAAATAGCGACTTCCCTTGCTAGGTTACGCAAGAGTCGTCTGGATGGTACTCTACCTGATAACTCTACCAGAGTATACATTACGATGGTAAAGAACACCATAGATTCTATGGGAAAGCACATAGCTGACCCCATTGAGGCAAATTTCCTCAAAGGAATTATGGTACCGTCAGGCATCTTGGCTCTCGTTGACCTACAATCCTCAATTAAACCTAGGAAAGTAGGACAAGGGCCTCGAAAGATGGATCTAACTAGGTCTAAATCGACCATGTCAGAAGCGTCTTTCAGGTCTATGGTAGCAAGGCTACCATCGATACTGCCAAGCCGCGCAAGATCGTTATTAACGGACTGGTCCGTAAAACGGATGGACCTAAAACCGAATCTCTTCGATTCTAAGTACACCATCAGCGGCTTCGCTACACTCTGCTGCATTAGCATCATGTAGCTCGGCTCTACTGATATCGTACGCGGAGTTTTGAGGGTTTTAGGGACTTGAACAACCCTTACGGGTT